TGCAATGGGCGATGCAGCTCGCCCAGGCCGCCCAAACCGACCCGCAGGCGTTCTACGAGTGGGTCAACGGCGACTACGCCCAACAGGCGGGAATCCAAGCCCAGCAGCAGAACTACGAGGACTGGCAGGACCCCTCAGAGCAGCAGAACCAGGAGCTGATGCAACGGCTCGACCGGCTCGAGAACTACCTTCAAGGAGTCGACAGCCGCTTCGAGGAGCAGGGCATGCAGGTCGCCCAGCAGGAAGCGATGCGGATGATCGAAGGCCAGTTCGCCGAGCTCCAGCGCGAGCACGGCGACGCGTTCAACCGCGAGGCCGTCGAGATGCTGCTCCCGCACTTCACCGAGCAGGCGAAGACCGCCGAAGAGCTCCAGCAGGTCGTCCCGCAGGCCTGGCAGGCGCTCCAGGGCCTGCTCAACAAGAACGAGCAGCAGGCGTTCACCGGCAAGCTCAACCCGCCCTCCGCGGCCGAGCCGGCCGGCACCCCGAATGCCAACCCCCAGCAGCTGCACAACCTTCGCGAGGCGCACCAGCGCGCGCTCGAGATCGTCAACCGCTCACGCGGTTAGAAGCACCAACGCCAGGGTCGGGCCACAGCCTTCGGGCCAGGGGCCAGGTACAGCGTTAGGGCGCACAGGCACACCCCACCCCTAACGCAGAAAGGAGTCCCGCCTTGGCGACTCAATCGCTGACCAACGCGGACGCGATGCTCAAGAACGTGTATCGCGGCGCGTGGGTCGAGCAGTTCAACCAGGAAACCCAGATCCTCGATGTGCTGGAGAAGACGAACGCCGACAACCTCGGCACGTTCGGCGGACGCCAGCTGATCATCCTCGTGCACTCCAACCGCAACCGCGGCCGTGGAGCCAACACCGATGGCGGCCAGCTTGCCACTGCCGGCTACCAGGGCACGATGGACGCGATCATCAACATCAAGTACTTCAACGCCGCGATCGAGCTCACCGATCAGTCGATCCGGCAGTCGAAGAACGATGAGGCGTCGTTCGTGCGGGTGCTCACGTTCGAGATGGAGAACGCGCAGAAGGACATGCGCAAGGACGTCACGAGGATCGCGTACGGGACCGGCGACGGACTGCTGGCCTCCTGCACCACCACGCAGGCGACCGTCAACACGTTCGCCGTGGACTCCGGGCAGTACATCGCCGTCGGCGACCCCGTCGACATCATCGTGAAGTCCTCGGGCGCGACCGGCACCGGCGCGCTCGGGCGCACCGTCACCGCGGTCACGTTCACCGGTTCCGCCAACGGCGCCACCCAGGCGAACGCGAACATCACGGTGTCCGGTGCGTCGATCTCCGTCGACAACACCTACGGCGTGTACATCGCCGGCGACCGCTCCAACGAGTCCGACGGGCTGCGGAACATCTGCTCCACCAGCCGCACCCTGCATTCGATCAACTCGGCGACCGCCGGCAACCAGTTCTGGGACTCGAACATCAAGGACTTCGCCAACGCGAACCCCTCAGAGGACGGGATCATGCAGCTCGCGCAGCAGATCCGTCAGCGCTCCGGGTTCACGCCGAAGTTCGCGATGCTGACCCTCGGCGGCCAGCGACGGCTCGCCAACCAGTACACCAACGTCAAGCGGTTCAACGACAACCAGGCGACGGACTACAAGGCCGGCTACGACACGATCTTTGTGTCCGCCGGTGGGAACCCGATGCCGGTCAAGGCCGATGTTGATGCTCCGGTCGGTACCGGATTCCTGCTCAATGACGACGTCATGGCCTGGTCGCAGATCGGACCCCCAGATTGGCTCAACGCGCCGGACGACAAGGGCTCGATCTTCGTGCTCAAGGACGGTTCGAGCCTCGGCACGCGCGTGCGCACCTGGCAGGCCTGGCTGGTGTGGGACGCCTGCCTCGTGTGCGAGGCGCCGGCACGTCAAGGCAAGATGATCAACCTGTTCGACGATATCCCCGTTGCGAGGATTTAGTAGCATCAAGTAGGTGGGTTCCAGCTGCGCCCACTGCGAACGCGGTGGATCGTGCTGGGATTCACATCGAACTTGCGGGCGAGGTCGGTCGCGTAGCCGTAGTGCGGGGTTGCGGCCCGGATCTCCCGGATCGCTTCCTCGGTCAGTTTCGGCTTTCGACCTCGCCGCTGGTTCTCGAAGTTGGTCACGACCTCGAGATGTTCCGGATTCACGCACGCGCGGTTTCGGCACAGGTGGTCTAGCTGCTTGCCGGGCGGGATCGGCCCCTTCGCCTGCTCGTAGAAGATGCGATGGGCTGGATACATGCGTGTCGCATCTCCCGACTTGCGCATCTGGCCATAGCCCTTCCTACTGACGTGGCCCGTAAAGATCCAGCAGCCAGTCTCGGGGGCCACTCGATATCGAGTGCCGACTGTGCGCTTGTCGTGATTGCGGATGTACTTTCGTGGCTCGCCAGCGACGTAGCCGAGCTTTCGAACGGTGAACGGATGAAGCGTGGTCTTCTGCCCGCATCCGCAGTGGCAGTAGCCGTAAGGTATGTCCTGCATCGAAGCTCTCCCTTCGGTGTCGGACCCCGGCCGCTCCCACGGTGCGGGGTCAATCCTTGCCCTGGACAGTCTAGGGTCGGGAGCGCCGTCTGCCCATACCAGGCGGCGCTCGCCTACCACCGTCCGTAATACCTTCGCGGGCCACCCTCCACAGGGCCAGCCCAGAAGAAGCCAGCTACGAACAGCACCAGGAGTACCACTGCCGCAATCCACAGCCAGTTGAGAGCGAACCCACCGCCGAAGGCGGCGAGCAGCAGCAATAGCAGCAGCAGCGCGATTATGGGCATGCTCTCGTGCTACCCACTTCTGACGCTTCGAATTCTCTCCTCGAGCGCCCAGAAGAAACGCCGGGGCGCATACGGGTGCGCCCCGGCTTTCTCCCTCTACCCGGAGGTATCAGATGCGAATCCAGCCGGCGAGCGTCGAGCAGGTCGTACGCGCCAACGATGGTCGCTACGTCCTGATCGACGCCGACGTTTCTACTATCGCCGCCGACCTCCAGAAGATCGACCCGGGGCTCAAGGTCCGCTTCGCCGAGAACGGCAACCCGCCGTTCTGGGCGATCTACCACGAGAGCGCTGATGGCCGCAGCACCCAGCTCATCCTCACCCAGCAGGCGCACATGACCCGCTCCGGCACCTGGGCGGGCCTCGACCAGCGGATCGTCGACCGTGTCCGCTACATCGACGCGCGCGGCACCAGCGGCTACGACTTCGCCAAGGAGATCGAGCGCGAGACGCTCGCGCGCCCGAAGCGCGCCTCCGAACAGTTCGCCGAGCGCGTCGGCGACGGCGCCGAGCGGATGGCGCATGCCGTCCGAAAAGACCTTGGGCTGGGGTCCTACAAGGGGCGCGTGTTCGTGCCCCGTGAGGTGTAAGCGATGCGGGGGCGCCACCGTCTTTTGCACCGAAGCGCTGATCCCCGCCACGATCTGCCTGCAATGCGAGCAGGTTGTGCCGCGCACCGGCTCGCGGCCCGTGCGCGCGTCGAAGGTTGACGAGCGCGCGATCCTGCGCGCCGCCCGCCGAGCGAAGATGCGAAAGCGACCTAGGTAGTCTGCTCGGCGGCTGCGAGGTAGGTGTAGAAGCGCTGGATGCGGTCCTTGTCGTCGCCGAGGTGGCCAAGCACGAGGTTGCAGCTGAAGCAGAGGATGCCTCGGATGGCCCCGGTCTTGTGGCAGTGGTCAGTCTGCCAGCCGTGGTTGTGGTTTGGCTCCGTTGTCCCGCAGATGGCGCACACGGAACCCTGCTTCTCAAAGAGCGCTTCCCACTGTTCGAGCGTGATGCCGTACTTACGCTTCAGGTGCCATTCGCGGAGTCGTCTCGCTACGCGTTCTGGATCGCGAGCGACGTAGGCTCGCTGGCGTGCGCGCTCCTTCTCTGGGTTCTTCGCGTAGTTTGCTCGGCGTTCGACCGCAAGGCGTTCTCGATTGCGTTCCCGGTATGCACGCTGGGCTTCGGGGTTGTACTTGTGCTTGCGAGGCGGCCGCTCCTTGTTCTTGATGCTGGAGCACTCCCGACAGTAGTTCTGTAGGCCGTCACGGTTGGCAGTTCTTCGCGAGAAGGCTTCGCGGGGCTTGGATTCCTTGCACCGAGAGCAAGTTTTCATCTACGACATTTTAGGCCCTGCGAGGTGCCGATGCAACTAGCCGAACTGGTGACAGAAGTCTTGGCGAACGGCTTTGATCCCATCCAATTTGGACGGGATCGTGTCGTGAGGTACATCAACGACGGCTACGCCTATATCTGCTCGCAGGTCAACTACCCGGGCGACGAGGCGATCCTCGACTTCACCACCGCCGACGGCCAAGACACCTACCCGCAGCCGGCCGACGCCTCGAGCCTGCGCGAGCTCTACGACCTCGACCGCCACCAGACCATGCAGGTCGTCGGCCTGAAGACGCTCGACCGCTCGCCGCCGACCCGTGGCGCGCCGATGTACTACGCGCTGAACGGCCCCAACTTCCAGCTGTACCCCACGCCCAACAACCCGTTCAACATGCGCTGCCGCTACTGGCAGATCCCGCCGCCGCTCGTCGCCGACACCGACGTCCCGGTGATCCCGGTGATGTGGCACTGGCTGCTGTGGACGTGGGCGACCGCGCAGGCGTTCCGCGCCGAGGATGACGTGCAGCGCGCCGGCGGCTGGGACCAGCGCTTCCAGGTCGGGCTCGCCGACTTTGCCGCGACTTCGAAGTTCCCCTCGGACATGGAGACGGTCGCGCACTCGATGTGGAATCCGCAGCCGAGCGTCCGTCGCCGCTGGGTGCTGCCGTAGGATCCACGAAAACTTGAAGCCCTCGCACCGGTATCGGCCTGATCCGAAACGGTCGCAATTGGAAGGGGGTGGTTTAGCGCGATGCCTTCTGGGCCGCCACTTTAGCTTCACTTCGCCAACTTCTCGGGTGGCTTGAACACGCTCGACAGCCCCGCGCTGCTCGAGGACTCCCAGGCGCGCGACGTGATGAACGTGCAAGGGACAACGGCCGGCGCGATCGTCAAGCGAGCGGGCCTGAAGACGTTCTCGGCCCTGTCGGGCACGCCGATGGCGCTGATCGCCTGCGAGGGCGTGACCGGCACCAAGGCGCTGATCGCGAGCGCCAGCGGCAGCCTGATCTCGATCGACACGGCCGGGAACGTGAACACGATCGCCGGCGGCCTCACCGCCGGCACTCGCTGGGAGGGGCTGCTTGCCCCGCCGGTGTCCGGCCAAGGCCCGCTGTATCTGATCAACGGCGTCGACACGCCCAAGCAGTGGTCGGCGGCGACCCCGTCGACGGCGGCGGGCAACTGGACGAACACGTCCGGCGGGGTCGCGGTCCCGAACGGCCGCTACTCCACGCAGGCGCTCAACCAGATGTACATCGCCGGTGTGAGCGCCTACCCCAACAGCGTGTTCGTCAGCTCGATCAACGACCCGACCTCGTGGGACCCGGCCGGGAACACGGTCGCCGGCGTGCTCTCGAGCGCCGCCCGGATCGACCTCGACCCCAATGACGGCCAGGTGATCACCGCGATCGGCCGCAGCGGCCCGTACGTGATCGTGTTCAAGCCGCGCAAGACCTACGTGATCATCAGCCCCGGCTCGCAGGCGACCGGCGACGCCACCAACATCCGCCGCCTGTCCGACTCGATCGGCTGCATCAGTAACCGCTCGATCGCCTCCGGGCAGAAGGGCACCTACTTCCTCTCCGAGGGCCGCGGCGTGTACGTCACCAACGGCACCACGATCACCGCGATCTCCGACAAGATCCTGCCGACCGTGCAGCTCGCCGGCGCCGAGGCGCAGAACGCCGCCGGGTTCTACTTCGCCGGGCACTACTACCTGTCGATCGCCTCGACCGGCACCGCGCCGAACGACCTGACGCTCGACTACGACGAGATCCTCGGCTCCTGGTGGAAGCACAGCTTCGGCGCCAACGAATTCGTCGCCTGGCATCCCGCCGGGGTCGCACAGCTGTACTCGGCGAAGGCGACCGGCCCGATCGTCGACCAGTGCTTCACCCCCAGCCTATGGCAGGACAACGGCCAGAACTTCACCTGGAGCTGGCGCGGGCCGTGGCAGTCGCCGAGCTTCTACCGGCGGCGCATGTACCCGTCGACGTGGTATCGCAAGCGGCTGCGCCAGATCCGGATCGAAGGCTGGGGCAACGTCGACTACTACCTGTCGAAGGACTTCATCACGACAGAGTCGCTGATCCGCCGCAACTGCTTCCCCAACACGCTCGGCGGCATCGGCCAGTTCGCCGGCGCCGGCCAGTTCGCCGGCACCAGCCTGTTCGGCGGCGGGCTGCCGGTGGAGCACACGGCGATCTTCTCGCTCGGGGTCGCGCGAGCGTTCAGCCAGGTGTTCCAGGCGACCTCGAATACGCAAGATCAGGTGCAGGGTTACACACTGGCGTTGACCGACCGGGTCGACCGCTGGGACTAGGAGGACGGCTTGACGCTCGTTGTGCAGATACCAACGGTAGGGCTCAGCAACGCCTCGGAGGAGCCGAAGATCACGAACACGCTGACGAACCTGTCGGCGTGGGCGAACGGCAACATTCCCGACTCAGACCTGCGCTCGCCGAACAACACGCTTCGCCGGCTCATCCTGCAGAGCGCCGCGATCATCGACGACGAGATCGGCGCCGGCGACAAGCTATTCACCGCCGACTCGTTCCTCGTCGCCTCCGGCGCCCAG